GAAAAACCGAATAAACGAGCAACTTTACCTACGGAACTGGACACCATAGATGTAGCTTTCGCGAAGGGAGCTATAGGGCTATCTTCTGGTATAGCATCAGCAACACTAGCCAATGCAGAAGCTGGTTTAGAGATAATACCTTCACCATATTCACCAGATTGGGCCACAAAAGTGGTGGGGATACACATCTCAACATTCTCCGCCCAAGCGATAACAGTGACATTTACGGGGGTGGTACCACCGTTAGCGTGCTTGAGGGGGACAAAAGATTTAATATTTAAAGAACCCATATTATCGAATATCCTTTGGGATATCGACATCCAATTGGTGGGATAAAAATAGGGTAACAGTAAATCACCACCTTGGGATTTAGTAGGATTGATAAATACCTTCAACCTTTGAGATTTGGAAAGCATATCCAATGTGGTACCTGGTGTGTCCGTGTGAAACTGATCATATGTGGCAAGAGGTAAATAAGATGCAAGAGCTAAACTATAGTGAAATGGTGTACCATTCACTAGAATCCTCACTCTCAAATCACACCTCAACAACTCAAAATTAGCTATACGCTTAAGTACAGCTGGATTGTTGAAAAACAGTGTCCACGGATTGAGTTCATAATCCAATGAACTACCGACAGCCCATGACGTCTCATTGATCTTAACAGGACGAGATAGGAAGTGCTCTAAGCTAGAATCATCCTGACCACCATAATTAAATGTACTATCTCTATTGGTTTGCCATTCAGACGACCAGTGTTCTCCACTGGACGTGTAAGCGGCGGTTTGAAGCTTTTGTTGGTGAATGGGACCTTCAGAACCCATTAAATATGAAGTTTGTTCAGTAAGTCGCTATGACCATAGGGAGTTGACTTAGTCTCACCTTGGTTGTTGATCTATGTGCAACTACACTCCCCTAAATAGGGGAGGACGACGAGGCGTCCTATTTTAGTGGGCAGGAGTACTACGAACTTGTGATCAATTGTTCGTGTCCCATCACACACCACTACCTATTTTCAACTTTAAGTGCGAATAGGTCCGCACTCGATGTTTTAACGAGCATCACCTCGTACGCCCCTTATCGGGGCTCAACAAAACTAACTAACTAACTAACTAAATATATACAATATAGACATAAATATATACAAATAAATAATTTACAAACTACTCTATATGCTTTTCTCTATAAGCGACTAATCTATCATCATAAGATACTAACATACTAGCGGTCAACATATCTAAATTACAAGCTGAAGATAACAATTTATATTTAGAAAGCATCTCTTCAAACTTAGATCTGCCGTGGTAAAACCATTCGTCCATACCGTTGATAAGGATTTCTGCTCCATGCTCTTCATTAGACAGTGTATCAGACTTAACTTTACACTGAATGGATTTGAGAATGGAATTTTCCTCAATGGGTGCAACCCATTGATTAAGATCATTATCGAAACGTGGTGTTCTCTTAAGGAATGATACTTGCTCTAATTCCAAATAAGGCACAGATTCAGCGGTCTTATCTGCCATGGTGTAGGTAACACCCACAATTGACAAACTCTTTGCGACAGCTGTATGATTGAACCAGGTACATTCTTCGGCCACAGACATCCAATTGTCATCTCCATAGTTGGAAGGGGAAACACAATGATGGAAAGGAGGAGGAAAAGGCACTGGTGACAAATCATAATAGGCGTACCTAAGGTATAAGGAATTTGCAATATTATTGACAAAAACCGTACCAGGATGCCCAGAAGGATTTGAACCGTTAATGATCATGTATGTACCATTATATTCATACAACGGATAACAGATCTCAGTGGCGATACCTCTCATGACTGTAATTTGTTCCTCACTATAACCTGCCCAAACTGCTATTTGTATTAACAGTTCCATGGCTTTCATTGTCATAGTGGATGACATGTTGGAATCAAAAGATTTGTAATCACCAGCAATCATACGTGATTTTCCAAACTGAGAAACATGTTCAACTAATTTATGCCAGTCGGTACCATGGGCGTTCAAACCCACTGCACACTCGAACACGAAAGAATTCTTCATGATCAGGCTGAATATGGACAAGAAATATTTCCGAACAAGTATTAGAAACGCAAATTCTCCACCAGCGAAAACTCTGATTTTATCTTTGGATAATTTGATGATTT